GAGTCGATTTAATCCTTTGATTGACAAGAACAAGACATTTGTAGGTCGGTATGTAAAGACTCAGAAGCGTGGTACGGATACTACATCGTTGAAGACGATTGGCAGTAGTTATTTGTATTTACGTGGTGCTCGTCAGAGTCAGAGGATAGGTGATTCTAACGAGAGTACTTCATCCAAGACTGCTGGCATACCTGTTGACAGTGTGGTATTTGACGAAGTTGATTATATGAATGTAACTGTAATCGAGAAGTATAAGAGTCGAATGAACGAAAGTCCTGTTAAGGAAGAGGTTTACCTTGGCAATCCATCGCATGAGGACTTTGGAATTGATTTAATCTTTAAGCAGAGCGACCAGCGTTATTGGTTCAGGAAGTGCAGTTGTGGTCATTGGACGTGTGCCGAGAAGAGTTTTCCGAATTGCGTTAAGATACGCAAGGATGGTACAGGTTATGTAGCTTGCGATAAATGTGGTAAGGAGGTACCCCCGTGGGCCGGTGATGGTACAGGTGAGTGGGTTCCTGATTATCCGAGTAAATCGTCTTATATGCACGGTTATATGGCAAGTCAGTTAATAAGTCCCCGAAATGACCCTGCTGAGATACTTGAGGACTTTGTTAACCCTCCGTTTGGTAATTTGGCTGATGTTTACCGATTGAAGTTAGGTCGGCCTTATTCTGCTAAAGAGGATAAGTTACGCAAAGATGATGTTTTGGCGAATTGTGGTCGGGATTACCCTGCGGTACGTCATAGCGGGCCGTGTGCTATGGGTGTTGACGTTGGCAAGGCCTATCATGCAGTTGTTATAGGGATTAAGGTGGATAACAAGAGATATGAGATATTGCGCACGGTCAAGGCCAAGGGTTTTCAGGAAGTTCTTTATTTAGCCCGAAAGTACAATGTAAAGAGTACTGTAGTTGATATAGGCCCTTATTATGAGTCGGCGAGGAAATTTCAGAATGAGGTAGGTCATAAGACGTTTTTGTGTGAATACAAGGATAATCAGGCGTCTGGTGCTATTTTTAACGAAAACACCGGAGTGGTTAAGGTGAATAAGACGGAGATTTTCGACAAATCTCACAGATTGCAAACGGACAGTCGTAAAGGTACCATTACTTTCAGGTATAGGAAGACCGGAGACAGGCAGGATGATTTCAGGAGTGCGTTAAATTATTTTCTTTTGGCTGCTGGAGGCCATAGAGTTAAGGCTGTTTCAAGGTACAAAAAGAAACAGCAAACCGAAGCAATAAGCGATTATACGAGGACTTAAAGATGGAATACAAGGATAATTATTACACTCTTTCTACTGGTACAAAATTTTATGCTAACTGCGGAGTTATTGGTTTAGGGATGTCAGAAGGGTGGGATGGGGGTATAGATGACAGTAATTTTACGAAGGCTGAGCGTGAAGAAATAGCTGATTATTGTATTAAGGAATGGGAAAAGTATAAAAAAAGCAAAACGCCTTATTGTGGCAGAATTGATTGAGGGCGCAAAATGATACCGGAACGTATAAGGATATTGCTGAGCGAAGAAGGCAGGAGATTAGAAAAGATTTTACCTGATTTTTATGGTAAAATTACATTTAACTTTTATAATAGTAAATATGTCAGTTCTAATGTAGAGCAGACGATAAAAAAAGACAACCTTAATGAAGGAGCCGAAAAATGAAAACTGTAATGATTGGTGGGACTGAAATTGCTATTGACAGTCCAAAAGAATTAAGTGATGATGAAATAACAGAATTGCTCAAGACGCAAGACAGGGTCGTTGATACTATTGTGGTAGGTGGAGAAGAGTTTTACAGAAGGTCTTCTATGTACCTTGGCAAAAGGATGTCTTTTGTCATCGGTTGTTATGGCGATAGATATGTTCATGCTTGTGAGCGTGAAAACAGGGAGTATGAAAAAAAACGTGCTGAGTTGATAAGAAAAGGAAAATCTCCAATACAAAAAGTAATGGTTTCTCTTGGTTATAAATTGGAGTTAGAAGATGAAAACTGAACAGAAATTCAAACGAGGTGATGTTGTTCGTATTGCCGCTGACCTTGGCCTGAGTATGTCTCATTTTCGGAAGGACGAAGATGCTGTGGTTATGGGTTCATACGCAGACGAGTATGGTGGATGCAATACAAAAGATTATACACTGTTGTTCTTTGGCGGCCAAGAAACTTCTTGGTACGAAGAACATCAATTAACCTTTTTGCGGCATGATGGAGAGGACATTATTACTAAGATTAAAGACAAAAGAAAAGAAAAGGATAAAATTGAAAGTGATTTGAATTGGATTGTTGCTAACTGGAAGGATATACGGGCTAATCCGTCATATGCAACAATGAAAAAATTGATGCGACTTATTGGTATAACAAGCCCTTGGGGCAAGCATGGTGAAGGGATGGATTTATTCAATAACCAGAAATATACCTTTAAGTGTCTTGACCCTGTTTTACTAACAGGCGATATTGAAAAAGTTAAACAATTTATAAAGGAATTTCCAAAGGTGAATGAGTTTGTTTTCAGCAGTGATTTGTATAATGGCAATGACGAACTCAGAAGACCTGAGTATATTCCTGATTAAAAACTAAATAAATTTAGGACAATCGTTAATACGAAGCCTTATGACCATAACTGGTTATAGGGCTTTTTTTGTTAGGAAAAATAATATGTCAGAGGCTACTGAAATAATTGATTTGCGTAATCGAGAGTTAGCTGCTCAGGCCAATATAAGAAGTTTATGGCAGGAGACGGCTGATAAATTGTATCCTTACGTCCAGATAGACTCCACTTTTGAGCCAGGTACCAAGAGGACTACCGAGATTTACGACCAGACACCTATGCTGGACAGTGAGGATATGGTATCTGGTTTGAAGCAGATTTTAATACCGTCAGGTCAGTTATTTTTTGCCATAAAAACGGGTACTACCAAAGTCAACAGTCGTTCACAAAGATACACTTCAATGTTGACTGAAATAGCTCATGAGGAAATATTCAAGTCTAATTTTATAACTGAGTTTGATGAGGTATTAAGGTCCCTGATAATTTTCGGCCCTGCAAGTATTTACTCTGAATGGACGCCTGAAACTGGTTTGAATTACAAAAACTGTGTTCTGGGTTCTTATCAATTCCTTGAGAACAGTAAGCGGTTAGTTGACGGAATAATTATCACAACAGAATACACTCCGAGGCAGGCCATAGCTGAATTTGGCAAGGAAAACGTAGGCAAAGAGGTGAGAAAGGCTTTTTCTGACCCCAAAAAGAGCAACGAATTATTTGAGTTTATTTATGTTGTAAGGCCACGTGAGGTAATTAACCCGAATCTTTCTCAGAATGTTTCTGAAAACATGCCATGGGAGTCAATAGTTGTAAATGAAAAAGAGAAATTGGTAGTTGAACGTGGTGGTTTTGCTGAGTTTCCATACCATAGTGCCCGATGGAAGCGTCCGGCAAATGAAAAACATGGCAGGGGGATAGGGACTGAGATACTACCGCAAATTAAAGTTCTCGACAGGTCATGCAGGGACTTTATTGATATTGCCAATTTATGGGGTAATCCCCCACGTGAGGTTCTGGAGTCGTTTGACGGTTCTCTCAGGGTTACGCCCGGCGCCGTGAATATTGTCAATGAGTTACCTTCCAGCTTCCAGCAGAGCGCTTGACCCTGGTTTGAATGGTAACTTTCCTATAACTGAAAAATCAATAAAATTCCAGCAGGAGATAATTGACCGAGCATTTTACAGAGATGCTTTTTCGCCTTTGGAAAATTTGACAGGAGACAGAAGGACTACGCTTGAGATACAGGAACGGATTAAGCAGACTTGGCACAAGATTGGCCCTCCGGTTGCCCGTGTATGGTATGAGTTGTTAGAGAGTTGTGTTTCTCGCAGTATTCTGTTGTTGATTCGGAATGGTGTTGTTGAGCGTCCTCCGGCAGATTTAGAAGGTGCAAACTTTGGTCTGGAGTTTATAGGGCCGTTTGCTCTTGAGTTACGGAGTCAGCAGGCTAAGGCGTTCAGGGAATGGGTTTCGTTTGTTGGCCAGATGGAAGCGGTATTTCCCGGCGCAATTGACAACGTTGACGCTGATGATGCTATTATGCGTATGGGTCGAACCTTTGGTGTTAATACCGAGGACATGTCATCGACAGAGGAACGTGATGCTAAACGAGAGGCTCGTCGCAGGCTGCAGGAACAGCAAATGGCTTTACAGGCTGCTCAGGCCGGCGGTCAGGCTTATCAAAGTGCTACGAAAGCGCCGGAACA